TCCGCTTTTAGCTTCTCTTTGTACTCGTCCTGTAAGAGCTTTAAATGATGGGAGATTATCAAAGAATGATTGTCTAAGTTTCTTGCCAGCTTCTCTACCTCTTCCAGCCACTGTGCCGAGCCTTGCATCTCCTGCTCCGTATAGGAGGGCATAGATGAAAGTTTTTGCCTGATTTCTTGATTCAAGTCCTGCAAGTTTTTGATTAGCGGTGTGAATGTCTCCGTTAAGTATTTCATTTGTATAGCCCTCGTCATTTAAATAGTGTGCCAACATTCTTAGTTCCAGACCTGACGCATCAATACCTACAAGCCTATAGTCCTCCGGTACTGTCCAACAAGACCTACACTCTTCACCATAAGGTGAGCCGCTGCTAGGAATTTGAGCCATGTTAGGATGTGAGTGCGTCATTCTAGATGTCACTGCACCATTAGGATTAACATAGCCATGTACTCTGCCTGTATTCTCGTCCAGCTCCTTGATCCAACTCTTAGTCTGAGCTAAACGCTTCTGGAACATTAGGTATCGAGCGATCATTTCAGCCTGTGGGATGTTCTTAACCCTACTGAGCGTTGATTCATCTACAATAGGCTGACCTGTCGGTGTATGTTTCTTAGGCTTCCATCCAAAATTAATTAAGTAGTCACCGATCTGCTTACGAGAACCTAAGTTAAAGGGTATAACAGTATCTCTAGTTACAGGAGGCTTGCCTCTGCCATGCTTCTTTAACATCTCTGCATACTCAGCATCGCTAAGCCTTACACCTTTACCGTGCTGGTCTTTCGCTGTCTTAGCTATGACACCTGCCTTTGTATACTGTGGCGTTAGCACTTGTGTTGTGACAGTAGGGGTAAACACTGTGTGTACTTCTTCTTCTAGGTCGTGTAGCTTAGTTTCAAACATAGCCATAAGTCCCATAACCTTTTCAACGTCTAACACAAAACCATTAGTGCGTTGCTGATCTACAATCTTAGCCACTGCGTGTTCTATCTGCACTGACTGAGGTGTAAAGCCACGGCTCTCAACCTTCAAAGCATTATAAACTTTATAGTTAAGCATCACATCACGCTTACAATACTCTAACATCTCAGGTGTATAGGCTTCCCATGCATCTTCTTGCTCACCGAAAGTTCCTTTAGTGAATCCTAAGCGATAACCCCAGCCCTCTAGTCCGTGGTTACCTTCACGGGTAGGCTTGAACAAACGAGATAGCACTAGAGTATCTACTACTTTCTTTTCAGATAAATCAATACCTGCAATCCTTTCGATAACAGGTATGTCATATCCAATTACATTGTGACCGATCAACTTGTTGGCTGCTGCAAGCATTGCATAGCCTTCATCTAACTGTGTGTTATCAAATGTAAATACATCCTGTGTGTCTACATCTAAAGCTACAATACAAAATACTTTGTCTGGCTCAAGGCCATTTGCTTCGATGTCAAATATTAAATTACTCATAGCTCTTCTTCTCCAGTGAACTCATCGCCTTCAATGTCTAGTAGTTCTCTAAGTCTGCCTGTCTCCTGCTCATACAACAAGCTACATGCAACCCCGACATCACCAGTGTATCTAGACTTCAACACCCTGACCTTAGTGGTCGATGCCTCAACAGCATCTTCTGATTGTTGATTACGCTCCAAAGATATAACGCAGTCAGATAGCTGAGCAATACTCTGCGATCCTCTGAGGTGTGATAGCCCTGTCTCGATACCATTCTCATGTCCACGGTTACCTTCAACTCTACGGAGGTGGGACACTAGGATCATACCGCAGCCTGTCTCTTCTACTAAAGTTCTTAGCCGATGCATGATGCCGTCAATAGCTTTACGCTCGTCTTGTTCTAGCGTAGAGAGTACTAGCATGTGGAGGTGATCAACTACAATCCACTTACAGTCCAGACCTATGATCATGTACCGCAGCTTACTAAAGATGTCATCAATGTTATTGACACCGTGATGAGCATGAATCCAGACACGCCCCTCGTTCTCTCCCATGAATACTTTCTTAAAGAAACCATCTAACTGGTCATCAGTGAACTTAGACTTAACACTATCGAGGTGTAGCTTAGAGTTAGCTTCGACTGCCATGATACCTTCAGCGGTACGAGACCAGTTCTCCTCAAGGGCTACAACACCTACGTTGTCATCGGTATGTTCTATCAGCCAGTGCTCTATCTCTCTGGTGACAGATGACTTACCTAGACCTGTACCACCAGTAAGAGTTACTAGCTCACCAGATCGTAAGCCTTCTAGCTTTCTGTTGAGACCGAACCACGGATAGGGTATAGCTTCTTTCTTATTGTTGCGGAGTTCTTGATAGGCTGATAGCTGCTCTGATAGATTCAGAACACCGGAAGGTGTATAGACTTTTGAATCCCAGAAGCAACTAACATAAGCAGCATGCCTACCCTGACGTAACATATCGTTAGCATCTTTGTAGTCTACAGGTAGTGACATGATCTTAGCTTTGCGAGGTGTCAATAACTTTGCTATCTCTATCGCTGCTTCCTTGCCCTGTTTATCATTATCAAAGTTAATGACCACTGACTCGAAAGATTCTAGATACTCAAGGTTATCTTTAACATCACGAACACCTCCATGTGCTCCTGACTTTATAGATACTACGGGCCACTTGCTGCCCATCAGCTCATACGCTGCCATCGCATCGCATTCACCTTCTACTAAAGTTATAAACTTACCACCTGCTTTGAAGATATGCTCTCCAAATAGACCTACTTCTTTAGCACTACCTGTCCAACCAAACTTCTTATCCTGTTTCCTGATCTTAGTAGCTGCTAACTCATGTCCATTGTAGTAAGGGTAGTGGTGATTCTGTATCTTGTTGCCATCCATTGTAGACTTAACGCCATACTTCTTAGCTGTAGCTAGGCTTATCTTGCGGTCAGTTAATTCATTAAAGGATGCTGCGCTGTGTTGAGATGAATATGTATTGTGATCTTCCATCTTACTGTTCCTTTGATACACTTCAAAGTCCGTTATGGTATCTGTTTGTTGTACTTCCGATGTACTGTAGTCTTTAAAAAACTTATTGCAGCTAAAACAAAAACCTGATCCGTCTTCGTTAATTCCTACTGCATCTGAACTATCACATTCTTTACAAGGCTGTTGTGTTTTAACAAATGCCATTGCTTTATTCCTCTATAAGTGTAGCTTTCCCTGCTACTCTAGCCTCTTCCTTTAGATGGGGTTTAAGTTTATCCATCAGTGTAATACCTGATGCGCTGTACAATGTAACTGTTAGCTGTGCTTCTTTAAGTCTCCTGTTATTCTCGGCAAGGACAGAGAAAATACTCTGCCCCTCCGAAGATAAGAGATCAGCATTATAATAACTGCCGTCCATCTCAACTGTATTCATTACAGTTCATCCTCCATCCCTGAGTCTAGTGCGTCAAACTCTGCACCATCTGGAGTACCGACCTCGATCAAGTCGATGACCTGCATAGCTTGAAAGTCTAGACCTTTAAAGACTTGACCTTTCCATGTTGATTCCCATTCCTTGTACTGAACTCTAACATTAGAACCATTACCGACACGGGCATCGAGCTGATTCTTCTGAGCATCAACTAGCTTAGGAGCTTGTCGAACCATTCCATTGGGGCCATTGACTTTACGCTTGATGACAATAGCTGGGCCTTCATCCATGTGCTTGATAGTAAAGCCACGCTGTTCAAAGTCATCTGCCACTGCTTGATCTACAACTAAATTAACAGAATACACTGGCTCGAAAGTAGTGTTAGGAGTTGTTACTGCTGCCCAGTATGCTGAGCCTTGTAGTATTGCCATGATAATATACCTATTGGTGTGGTTGATTGAAGTTGGATTGTAACATATCTAAATATTAATTGTCTACTTATTTATTTCCTGCTGTATCTCGATCAATAATATCTTCTTCTTTAACAAAGATACCATCTACCATCATACCTTTACGATCTTTAATATCTTGATAGGCATGATCAATACAATCTTTTATAGACAAGTTGTGTCGGATAGCAATGTTGATTAGCACCACGATGATGTCACCGATGTCATCAATGGGTGTCTGCCCTTTACAGATACTATCGGACAGCTCACCTAACTCTTGTATTAATTTAAGCACTTGATCCTTGTCGGTAGAGCCATGTATTAAGTTCCTTGCTACATGCCATGACACTACGTTCTGAATTGAAAGCTCTATGCCTCTGTTTTCTTCGTGCATGTTAGACCTCCTTCATATCTAGCACTGTGTCGTGCTCAGTTTTATCAATGATGTATTGTATTACAGCTTGCTCTCTTACATTGTACATGGAACAAGCTGTACTCAGTGGGACTTTACCTTCAGTAACATCTATTGCTGCCTTAGCTGTAGCGATTGCTTCAGGGCTAGGGTTACCTTGTAAACTTTCTGCAAACATATTAACCTCATAGTAAAGTATAAATAATAACAGTGAGTACTATGCCGGACGCAAAGATCAAACCATTACGAGCGGCTAGTGTGAGCCTGTGGTTGAAGCGGTGTGCTGCTCTGTCAAGTGCTTGAACTGTCCACACCTTTAGTCTCAACGAGATGTTTAAGCAGGCCGACTTCATCCATTCGATGCTTACGTTTATCTTTTCTTTCATTTTGTACCTCTTTAAATTGTTGATTAAAAATGCGATCAAAATTGTCGCCATAAGTTTTACTGTCCTTTACTCTAGACCTATCACCCTTACCGCCATGTGTTGAGTCACCCATTATTTACTCTCCGTATAACACCTGCCAAAACTAATTAAGATAAAGGGTAAGGCTATAAGTATACCCTCAAACTCTGCTACCTCTAACTCTTCAGAGCCTGTCCTACTTATCCAGACAGGCCGTGAATTAGAGAACTCTATGTCAAGTCCCACCCCATTTCTAAACTCAATGGTTAGGGACTGCCCAAATAAATCTATTGTCATATCATGCCGCCTTCATAAAGTCATTGTTTCTAATAGCAGTTCTAATTAGCTGATGTCTCTGATGCTTAACTGCTGCGATGTTACCTGATGTACCTTGTCTAACTGTTCCACCATGTGAAGACCAGTCAGTCATAGCATTATACACTGCCCAGTAGTTAGAACCTAAACGCTTTCTATATACTTTAACATACTTGTTCCAGATATATTCTAAGCTGCTACTTTTTCTAGGCATATCTGATAGAACCATGTCGCCCTGAGTAACTCCACTTTCTATTAGACTTAAAGCTGAGCTGCACTTCAATGCTTCAGCAAAGAATTTAAATGCTGCTTGATCAGTGACTGATGTATCTATCCACTGCAACCACAGGTCTCTCTCTTTATGGAACACATCCATAGCTTTAGTGATTGCTCTACCACCATGCTCAATGTCTAGTGACTGTGTGTGCTTAGCTTTATACACTGCTACCTCACCACCTACAAAGACTTGTAAGTTTGTACAAGCACTCTGAATAGCTGCTGCGCTAATCATAAACGGCCATGTACCATCGAAGGATGTTATAGCTAGAAGGCTCAGAGAAGCTGTGTCGCCGTCTCCAGTTTGATATGTGTGCTC